CCCTATGAGGAGGACCCCGCAGTTCCTTCCGACATGTCCCTCAATTGGCTCGCTGCCATGTTCAATGAGGGTACTCTTGTCGATAATGCCGTAATCAACAACCTTGAGTCTCAAGGTGACAAGGCCCCGTATCCGTATGAGGGTGATGGTGGTCATACCGATACCATGTACCCGGGCGGAGAATCTCAGGCCCCTTCTCCTGAGTTGCACGGCTTCAACGTACTAACATCCACCACTATTGGTGGTATGACTTCCATTGCTGGTGGCACCTTCCAAGGTGGTTTAATCAAGGTCTCCAATCAATCTGAGAACCTTCCAACTGCTGTCTCCCCCGGTAATGGTTTCACATCCCTGACTTTGATAGTTCAGTTAGTCCCCGGTGACCACCGTGGCTATATGGCTCGTCCTCAAATGGAGGTATAATTCTGATGTCGAACACTCCCCCACCCCCGCTTCTTCAGGCTCGTCTGCTGCTATTCGCAAAACAGCACGGTGTTGTAGCAGCCCTATGTCTCTGTATGCTCTATCAGATAGGCATACTCTCCCAAATCCAATCAACTGTGTGTGGTGTATAAAATGAGAAAATATGGAAAAGTCTTCCGAGCAAAGCGTGGTAAATATCGAGGAAAATTGGTCAAGTACCAATATAATCGAGGAAAGAAAAAGATGGTACTTCACCGTTCATCTGGCCGCTGGCAGAGAAGGTACTGATGTCAGCATTCGGTGACGAAGGTCTATCCTTTGAAGGATGGGTTATGTCCCATTTCAAGGCCCCGTGGAAGCGCTTTGAAGCGATGTCCCCATGGACTCCACAACAGAGTGACGAAGTAATTGAGGAACGTACTCGCGCCCTCGTGTATCATAACATTGATTCACTCCTTCTCCTTGGTGCCTTTGGTGCTCATGCTTGGCATGCTGGTGCTTATGCTGCCACCAATACGCTTCATTTCTATCGAGTGGCTCAACTTCTATCTACCCCCGCCAGATTCGCCTCTGCTGCCCCTGTAATCATCCCTGCCGCTGCTGCTGTAGGTGGTGCTGCTCTCTATATTGATACTATGGAAAACTACGCCCCTGAGGACCCCAAACAATCGAGTTCATTTTGGCGTTCCATTGCTGCTGCCATGTCAGGTGGCATGTCCACCGGTGGCTGGTCGTACTGACCACTTTCACCATTCACTTTCAATCACATTCACTCTTCGCTTGAATGCCTCCCAAGTCTCTGGGTGACGCTCTTGGATTCGTGGATACAATTCATCAAACTGGATGTTCGTCAGCATATACACCTTCGTGAATTTCGCCATCTTGTTGGCATATCTGGCCGGTAGTTCCACTGGATACCCGTCAAGCCAATTCAACATATCTTCACATCTGTACCCTCCTCGGAATTCCTCAAACACAATCACTTCTTGACCTGAGTACGTTTCAAACGGATGCTTCTTGTCGGTACATCGGTACACATGTTCATACCCGTATTTCTCCATCACACCTCGTGTCTTCCCGCATCCCGTCGGTCCTGTGATGAATGTCACTTCAACATCTCTCCACGATGCATGACGACGGTCGTAGTCTAATCTCATTCGGTCAAGTGCTGCTTGGCATCGAATGGCTATGCTTGGATATCTCGATATGATGTCCAGATTCGACGCCCCATTCCTCACCATCTCGGCTATCTTCTCCCAATCACTCAACTCTCCCTCAACACTCGGCTCGTCCCCGATTCGCACGACTATCTCCCCATCTTTCAGACAGTAGGTCCACGCCTCATAGTCGGTTCCTTTTGCCGCTTCGATGTGGTATCTATCCGATGCCAACATTTTCTTGACCGCTGAGTAGGTCATAGCGTTCTTCATGTGAATGAATCCTTGAAGGTGAGGAGTTCCACTCTCTCCAACCTCATAGCCGAATACGGCTCTTTTCAGGTTGTTCGATTCAAGGACCTTAACGGCCTCAATCTCATCCTCTGTAGGGTTATTCAGTGTCAGGCAATAGCGGCGTTTTCTGGTGGCCATGGGCTACCGGAGGGGGGTTCTCCATATAATGGTGCCTTTGGTGAAGAGTCAGTATTACCTCTTCAGACCCCCCTGTGCAATTGTGCAAACAATGCACAAGCCTGACGCGGCATTTGAGCGTAAAATCTCTATTAGGTGTCGTCTGTAGGGTCATTCATGGCCCGCCGAAGACGTACTCCGAACCTTGAACCATCAGTGAAAACTCTGGCTTTCACGCTTGACCCACATCACAGTGATGGTGTTGGTCAGCCCGTTCACGAATACATCGACTTGTCGCAATGTGCATCAATCGTGAATCGACGGTTCTATCGTCAGGGACTTGAATGGGCTGTGGCCGGTTTCCAAATCATCGGTAATGGCAATGGCAATGTGGTGATTTCAAAAGTCCCTCAAACTTGGGTAGCATCGAACGCCTATGAGAAAACGTTCCGTTTCTGGCGTCAACAAATCAATGATGCTAAGAAAACACTCGGAGACCATGTCGAAGGAAAATTCCAAGATTTCAAGGTGTATATGGATGCAGACCATCACTCCGCAGGTGTGGGTGCTAACCTCATTCCGTTCTGTATGGATGGTTCTGCAACTCCCTTCACGGCTGGCGAGTGGGACATGTCTCAAATCGCTATTTCAGCCTCCGATTCATCTGGTGTCAATGAATATGAATTAATTTGGGTTGGCCCCAACAATCCGGGCGCTGGTGCATCGGGTATGGATGCTAAGAGCATCATTCAAGGCTATGCCGATTCCCGTTCTCTCCCCTATGAGGAGGACCCCGCAGTTCCTTCCGACATGTCCCTCAATTGGCTCGCTGCCATGTTCAATGAGGGTACTCTTGTCGATAATGCCGTAATCAACAACCTTGAGTCTCAAGGTGACA